TACCGAAAAACCCGCCGCCGAAGCCCGGCCCGATCATCCAGGAATCCATTGCCCCGCCGGCCAACCTGTGCCCCGAAGAGGTCGCCATCTTCCGGCAACTCGTCGAAGACAATCGCGCCGCTGGCGTCCCAATGCGCCAGGCCGACGCTGCGCTGTACGCCGACCTCGCCTCAGCGACATATCGCCGCGAGTCAGCAGCAGACGACCGCGTGTGGCTGGCATTAACGCGGCAAATGGAAGAATTACGCGGCCAGCTGTGCATCGGGCCACGAAGCCGCGGCCGCGCCGGAATCCGCGACGTTGAAAAGCCGGTTGCCAAGACGGCGCTGGCCAAGGTGCTCGAGCTTGCCAAAACAAAGCGCCAATAACTGCAACTGGCTGGACCTGAGCGCGGTGCAAATGGCCGAGACGCTTATCGGCGGCCTCACCCTGACCAAAGCCACCCGCTCCGGCGGCCCAGAGCCGTTTGAGCTGCTGCCGCACTCGCGGAAACTGATTGCCAACCTGCTCGGCTGGAAACGGCCGGACGGTCGCCGTCTGTATCGCAAGGCCTTTGCGAGCATGGGGCGCAAGCAGGCCAAGACCCAGACCGTCGCCGCGCTGGTCGTCGCTGAGTTTTTTCTGTCGCAGGAGAAAAAGCAGGAAATTTACATGGCCGCGAAGGACCGCGACCAGGCGAGCATTTGCTTCGACGCCGTTGCCGACATGATCCGCGCATCGGAGGATCTGCTCCCGCTGGTGACGATCACCGAGTCGAGGAAATTGATCCGGCACAACGAGTCTGGCTCGATCATCCGCGCCCTAAGCAGCGACGGCGCCGGGAAGCACGGGTATAACCCATCGTTGGTGGTGTTCGACGAACTTCACGCCTGGGGCATTGCCGAGCAGGAGCTTTACGACGCGCTCACCACCGGCTCCAAGTCGCGTCGCAACCCGTTATGGGTGACCATCACCACGGCGGGCAGCAATCAGGAATCCATCTGCTACCGAGAGTATCAGTACGCCAAGCGCGTGGCGTCGGGCGAAATCCAGGACGAGTCGTACTTCCCCTTGATTTACGAGGTGCCGATTGACGCTGACTGGACCGACCAGAGCCTGTGGCCGATGGCGCTGCCGACGCTCGGCGTGCTCCACGACATCCGCGACTACGAGGAAGAGTTTCGGCAGGCCTTGGCCCGGCCCGAGAGGCAGAACACCTTTCGGCGGCTGTATCTGAACCAGTGGACCAGCGCCACGACGACATGGATACCGCTCCGCGACTGGGACCAGTGCATGGACGAGTTTCCAGACTTGGCCGGCGTGCCGTGCTGGGGCGGGCTGGATCTTGCCGCGGTGCGCGACCTGACCGCATTTGCACTGTGTTGGCCGTATGAAGGCAAAGTCTACTACCGGGCCTGGGCATACCTGCCAAGCAAGATGCTGGCCGAGAAGACGGCAACCGACGGCGTGCCGTATGTCCAGTGGGCGCAGGGCGGTCACATCGAGACGATGCCCGGCAACACCGTTGATTGGCGGTACGTGGTGGCACACATCGAAAAGCTGGCCGAGCAGTACAACATCCAGGCCATTGCCTATGACCGCTACGGCGCACGCGACACAGCGCAGCAACTGCAGGACGCGGGCATATCGGTGGTGGAGTTTGGCCAAGGCTACGTGTCGATGTCGCCCGCCGCCAAGCGGTTTGAGCAGTTGGTGCATGAGCGCCAGTTGGTGCATGACGGCTCACCGGTCCTGCGTTGGAACATTGAGTGTTGCGAGATTGCCAGCGACCCTGCGGGCAACATCAAGCCGGTGCATCCAGACCGCCACCGCGAGACGACTCGCAATGACCTAGTGATTGCGTGCGTCATGGCGACCGGCATCAGCACCAGTGCCAAGCCGAAGGAGCGTTCGGTGTACGAGGACATGGTGCCAGTGACGCTGGGCTGGTAGCACGCCAAGCAAAATTCGTGATACCGTGGTAGCACGATGCAGTAGGATTGTGATACCGGATGAATCTTTTCGGCAAGCTCATGGTCAAGCTCGGCGCAACGCCGCCACCAGATAACGACTTCTGGTATCGGCCCGTGTCTGGTTCGAAGTATTTCGTTTCGAGCGAGTCGGCCATGCGTATCACCGCTGTGTGGGCGTGCGTGCGCGTGATCGCCGAGACTATCGGCAGTCTGCCGCTTGGGATTTACCGGCGTGGTCGAGATGGCCGCGAGTTGGATCGCAACCATCCGCTGTACTATTTGCTTCACGACTCGCCGAACCCGGACATGACCGCTTTTGAGTTTTGGGAGTTGGCGGCCAAGTGTTTGTGCCTGTCTGGCAACTTTTATGCGCGGATCCAGACCAACCAGCGCGGCGACGTGACTCAGCTGACGCCGCTGTCGCCGTCGTCCATGCGCGTGTTCCGCGACCCGGAAACCGGCGTGATGGTCTACCAGTATGGGCAGAGCATGTACACGGCCTCGGACATCCTGCACATTCCTGGCCTTGGCTACGACGGCGAGGATAGTCTGACCGGCTACTCGCCGGTTGGCTACATGGCGCAGGCCTTAGGCATGACGCAAGACGCCGAAGGCTACGGCGCCAACTTTTTCAGAAACAACGCCACGCCGCCCGCCTATATGACTGTGCCGCAAGCGCTGAGCAACGAGGCTCGCAAAAACTTGCAGACCTGGCTTATGGAAAGCTACGGCGGCGTTCGCAACGCCGGAAAGATCGGCGTGCTTGAGCAGGGCGCGGAAATTAAGACCGTCGCGATTAATCATCGGGACATGCAGTTTTTGGAGTTGCGCCAGTATCAGAAGGCCGACATTTGCTCCATCTTCCGCGTGCCGCCGCACATGATCCAGGACCTGACGCGCAGCACCAACAACAACATCGAGCACCAGGGCATCGACTTTGCAACCCATACGATTCGGCCATGGCTGACCCGCATCGAGAAGCGCATCAACCTGCAACTGTTCGGCCCGCGCGAGGCGACGAATTACTACGCCGAGTTCAACATGGACGCGCTATTGCGGGGCGACGCGGCCAGCCGCGCTAGCTACTACTCGGCCATGCGGAACATTGGCGCGCTGAACGCGAACGAGATTCGCTCGAAGGAAAACATGAACCCATACGACGGCGGCGAGTTGTATCTGGTGCAGGGTGCCATGTTGCCGGTCGCGCAGGCGGGCGCGTTTCAGGGAGGTCAGCAATGAATGTAGACCAAACACAGCAGTTACTACTGCAGACGCCGCAATCGCTTTTGTCCTCGCTGCGGCCGGCCGAGTTGCTCCAAATGCCGGAGGAGGGCGACAAGGTCGAGCTTCCCGGAAAGCGCAAGCGCGACGTGCTGTTTTACTCTGGCGCGAAGGTCGAGCGCGTCGATATGTGGTCTGGCGATATGTACGACCTGTCGTTTGCCATGGACGGCGGCGACGTTACGCAATTGGCCGGAAAGCCGGTGCTAAACGGCCACCAGCAGGAAGAGGTCGAGTATGTCCTCGGCGTGGTGGAGAATCCGCGGCGCACCCGTCGCGGCTACGAAGCGACGCTGCGCTTTTCCGATCGCGAAGATGTTGCGCCGGTCTGGCAGGACATCGAGGACGGCATTCTTACCAGCGTGTCGATGGGCGTTCAGATCGTTGAAATGACCCAGGCGCCGGATTCGACAGTGAAGCGGCCGCACCTGCTGGCGAGCAAGTGGAGACCGTTTGAGATCTCCATTGTGCCTATCGGGGCCGACCCCGGAGCCAAGTTTCTTTCGGCCAGCCTTTCGGCGGCCAAACGAATTTCTTCCGCGCCCAGCGCGGCTGAAAACCACGCCCGGCACGAGCTGGCGCTGCGAGAGCGGCGCTGGCGGGTGTTGGGCAAATAAGGAGCACACATGACGAAACGAGAATTACTCTCCTCCGTCTCCGCGCTGGAAAACGACTACAGCGCATTACTGGCGGCCTCTGCGGTCGCCGCCGACCCGGTCGCGCATCTTGCTACCGTGGACGCCAAAGAAGCCGAACTGAAGTCCGTGCGCGAGCAGTTGGCGGCGGTCGAGGCGCTTGAAGCGCGGGCCAAGCAGAACGTGACCCGTGAACCCGCCCGCGTGATCAGCGACAACGAAGCGAAGCGGCCATGGGCCAGCTTCGGCGAGAACCTGCAGGCCATCGCCTTTGCGCAGTCCCCTGCTGGCTCGTTCCAGGGCCTTGGCGGTAAAGTGGACAAGCGACTCTTCGAGACGCTGACCGCTACCGGGTCATCGGCCAGCATTCCGGCCGACGGCGGCTTTGCCATCGCAACGGCGTTTTCGGACCTGCTGCTGCGGCGGGCGCGCGAAACGGCTAGGATCTTCCCGCTGGTGAACGAGATCCCGATGGACGAAGGGTCTGACTCCATCGACCTGCCGTACATCGACGAAACCAGCCGCGCCAACGGTTCGCGCTGGGGCGGCGTCCAGGCGTACTGGACCGGCGAGGCTGACGCGCCGACGGCTACCAAGCCCAGATTTTCGCGCCACGAATTGCGGCTGGAATCGCTGAAGTGTTTGACTTATGCCACGGAGCGCCTGCTCCGCAATG